AACCAGGGGTTTCGGCCCCGGTTTTCAAATTAATCTGAAAGGAAATTATCATGGCACTCCCTAATGGCGCAAGTGGTTACCAAGTTGGCGATGGCAATCTTGGCGAAATCAGTTTTTCCAACACCAGCGCACCCGTTGCATTGACCGGCGCGTCTGTCACTATCACAGCAGAGAATTTGGCTGCTGGTGTGTGTACTATGGACTCAGGCGGCACAGACGCAGGCGCTTATGTGTTCCCAACAGGCGCACTGCTTGACGCTGCGTTCTCCAGCCTTAAAGTTGGTTCAACATTTGACTGCTCTTTCATCAACATTGGTGACAATGCAGGAAATGATGTGGTTTTTACTGCTGGCACGGGCAACACCCTTGTTGGTAACGACACAATCCAAGATTCGCTGACTAAAACCAGCAACACATCTGGCACGTTTCGTTTCCGCAAAACAGGTGATGCAGCGTACACAATCTATCGTGTTGCTTAATTTTTAAGTAATTAATAGAACGGGGCTTCGGCCCCTGTTTTACGAGGAAATATCATGTCAAAAACTAAACCGATTGGCGTTGCATACGAAGACCAAGACATTATTGGCTCTGACTTTGTGTACTCTGGCGGCGAGTTGGGCTACACCTCTGAAGCAAGCGGCGCGGTAACTCAACTAACGAGCAAATCGACTGGGGTGACTTTGAACAAGTCCTGCGGTCAGATTACAATGAACAACGCATCGTTGGCAAACGCAACCAACGTGTCGTTCACTTTGACCAACAACACCATTAGCACCAACGATGTTGTGGTGTTAAGCGTTGCGTCTGGTGCTACTGCTGGCGGTTACAACTGCTGGATTTCTGGCAAAGCTACTGGAAGTTGCACAATCACATTGCGCAACCTTTCGGGTGGTTCGCTGTCTGAAGCAGTTGTAATCAACTTTGCTGTAATCCACGTCTTGTAAAACGCGGTTACAACTGACAAACGGGGGCTTTGGTCCCCGTTTTCACATGGAGATTTAAATGAACATTGTCCTCGTACACCCTGAGTTCGGCGCTAAAGTTGCCACCAACGAAGCTGAAATTGAGATGGATGAAAAAAACGGTTGGACACGGTACAATCCTGACACACCTGTTGAGGTGGCACCCGAGCCAGTAGTCGAAGCGCCAAAACGCAAGTACACTCGCAAAGTGACCGATCAATCCATCGAACAGCCCAACAGCGACACGCTGGCAAGCGAAGAATCCGAAGGGAAATAACATGGCTTATACCGCTGGCGACCAGATTAACCGAGCACTCAGGCTGCTCGGCATTCTTGCCGAAGGTGAAACCCCGTCAGCGGCTACCAGTCAAGACGCTCTGGTTGCAATGAACCAGATGATTGACTCGTGGAACACCGAGCGTCTGTCTGTGTTTTGCACCCAAGACCAAATCTTTTCGTGGCCCGTGGGGGAGATCAAACGCACCCTTGGCCCAACTGGTGACTTTGTGGGCAACCGCCCTATCCAACTTGATGATGGCACGTATTACCGCGCCCCTAGCGGCATATCCTACGGCATCAAGTTTATTAACCAAGACCAGTACAACGGCATTGCTGTCAAGACCTCAACATCAACCTTTCCACAGGTTATCTTTGTCAACAACACGTTTCCTGACGTGGAGATGTACATCTACCCCAAACCAACGCAGTTGTTGGAGTGGCACTTCATCTCGGTGCAAGAGTTGACGCAGCCTGCGCTGCTCAATACAGAGTTGTTCTTCCCGCCAGGTTACATGCGGGCGTTTGCCTACAACTTAGCGATGGAGATTGCGCCTGAGTTTGGCGTGGAGCCAAGCCCACAGGTGCAGCGCATTGCCATGACAAGCAAGCGCAACCTGAAGCGCATCAACAACCCATACGATGTGATGAGCCTGCCCTACGCCGTGGTGGCAAATCGTCAGCGGTTCAACATCTACGCCGGTAACTACTAATGAAGACCCCAATCCTTGGCTCGGCCTATGTGGCCCGCAGTGTCAACGCTGCGGATGCCAGGATGGTCAATTTGTTTCCCGAGATCGTGCCAGAAGCTGGCAAAGAGCCTGCGTTTTTGAATCGTGCGCCAGGGCTGCGTTTGTTGACTACTGTGGGTACAGGACCAATCCGTGGTGTTCGCACCGTGGGAACTGATTTGTACGTGGTTTCAGGCCGGTATTTGTACAAGGTAACCACCTCGTATGTAGCAACCCAATTGGGTTTGGTGACTGATGCCTCCACACCAGTTTCCATGTCGGACAACGGAACGCAAGTTGTCATTGCTTGCGATGGCCCGATGTTCGTTTACAACACGATTACCAATGTCTTTGCACAGGTTACTGACCCCGACTTTCCTGGCGCGTTGACCGTATCCTTTTTGGATGGGTACTTTGTTTTCATTGAACCCAGCAGTCAAAAAGTCTGGGTCACAGAGCTTAACGATCCTTTGTCAGTGGACCCGCTGGACTTTGCCAGCGCCGAGGCCGATCCAGACAATCTGGTGTCTTCTATTGTGGACCACGGGCAGGTTTGGTTGTTTGGCACAAACTCGGTTGAAGTTTGGTACAACTCGGGCAACGCCGATTTTCCGCTTCAGCGTATTGATGGCGCGTTCAACGAGATTGGCTGCGCCGCCACGTTTTCGGTGGCAAAACTGGACAACAGTTTGTTTTGGTTGGGGTCTGACCGCCGAGGTAAAGGCATCATATACCGTGCCAACGGCTACTCAGGCACCCGTGTCAGCACCCACGCTATCGAATGGCAAATTCAGCAGTACCCCGACATCTCGGATGCCGTGGCCTACACCTACCAGCAAGACGGCCATTCGTTTTACGTGTTGTCGTTCCCATCGGGCAATGCCACATGGGTCTACGATGCTGCCACGCAAGCCTGGCATGAGCGTGCTGGTTGGAACAACGGCGCGTTCACACGCCACCGCAGCAACTGTCAGACTTATTTCAACAATGTCAATGCCGTTGGGGACTACCAAAACGGCAACATCTATGCGTTTGACCTAGACAAGTATTCCGATCACGACCGTATTCAAAAGTGGTTGCGGTCTTGGCGTGCGCTGCCTACCGGCCAGAACAACCTCAAGCGCACAGCACAGCACAGCCTTCAGCTTGATTTGGAAACAGGTGTTGGGCTGGCGGGCGACGACCCATTGGTTCCGTTTCCTCCCGAGGAGCCGACTCTGTATTTAGATTTTGTCAATCAGCAGTACAACATCTATACGCCAAACTTTGTGCAAGGGTCTAACCCGCAGGTCATGCTGCGTTGGTCGGATGATGGTGGGCACACATGGTCCAATGAAAATTGGATCAGCATCGGCAAGATCGGCGAGTACTATCGCCGCGCTATCTGGCGCAGATTGGGCATGACTTTAAAGCTGCGCGATAGGGTTTACGAAGTGTCGGGCACAGACCCCGTGAAGATTGCCATCATGGGCGCAGAGTTGATTGTGAGTCCGACCAATGCTTAACGTCACTCCCGTTACGCCTGCCCGAGTGGCTATTGTGGACCCACAAACGGGCTTTGTTAGCCGTCCGTGGTACATGTTCTTTCAGTCGTTGTACGAGAACAGTCTGTCATACGTCAGTGGATCGGGCGGCACTGTAACCCAATTAACCAGCAAATCAACTGACGTGGTGCTGAACGCGCTGTGCGGGCAGATCACAACGAACGCAGCTTCACTTGCGTCCAACACCTCAGTCAGTTTTACTATGGTCAACAACACCATTGCGGCCACAGACATTGTGTTGGTTAATGCTGCTAACGTAGCGGGCGCTGTGCCCACCGTTAACACATACAGCGTATCATGTGACGCGGTGCTGGCTGGCTCTTGTCGTATTCAGATTCGCAACATTTCAGGCACTGCCGCAGCACAGGCTCTGGTGATAAACTTTGCAATCGTCAAGGCTGTGAACGCCTAAAGGACAAATTATGGCAATCAATATTTCATCTTTCGCTGGCGCTGGTGCCCAGTTTTTTACCAATAACGGCGACCCGTTGGTTGGCGGCTTGTTGTACGTCTACGCCGCAGGCACCACAACGCCTGCAACGACCTTTATCGATCCTTCAGGCACCACCAACAACACCAACCCCATTGTGCTGAATGCCGGTGGCCGCACACCATATCAAATCTGGGTCAATGGTGGCGTGCTGTATAAGTTTGTTTTGAAGGATTCTGCGGGCGTCACGATTGGGGTATACGACAATATCCCGGCAATTGATGACCCCGTTACTTTCAACAACCTTATTACGGTTACTGGCACCAACACGCTGCTCGGCACATCAACACCCCCGAACACCACGTATGTTGCGGGCATGACCTTGAGCTTTGTGGTTGCCAACACGAACACAGGTCCAGTGACCATTGACGTTGATGGTTTGGGTGCTAAAGAGATTACGGTTGGAACTACTAACCTAATTGCGGGGCAATTGAACGCCGGTGGTATAGCGGCAATTGAATATGATGGCACACGGTTTCAATTGATGAGTGTTTCAGGTGCAACAACCTTTACCACAGTCACAGCCACCAATGTCACAACCACCAACTTAGAAGTCAGCGTTATCACCGGCCCTGCGGGGGCCAACACCGCGCAAATTAACGGCATCACCCCGACAGCGCAGAGCTTGCAGGGCTTTCGCAACCGTATCATTAACGGTAACATGAGCATTGACCAGAGAAACGCGGGGGCAAGTGTGACCCCTGCATCTGGCGATTTTATTGTTGACAGGTTTAAATACACTTCAACGCAGACAAGCAAATTTACAGCACAACAAAACCAGGGAAGCGTTACACCTCCGCAAAGTTTTGTAAACTATCTTGGCCTCACCAGTTCGTCTGCCTATTCAATTCTTGTGACTGATGCATTTACTGTTCAGCAGT